TTTCCATTTGCAAGACTCTTTTTAATTTTTTTTCTTCATCTATAATAAGATTAAACTGTCTTTTTATTATTCTCTTTGCTGTTGTTTTGTTCATTTTTTTCTCCTTTCTTTTTGTTTTCTTCTTCAATGTAATTTTTTAAATGTTTTATTTTAATTGAATCACCAGTTTCACTTTTTGTTAAATTAATTTGTCGTTGCCCTACTCTTATTAGCCACTCAATTACTTGTGGTATGCTTGATCGTATTGGTATTTCTTTTTGTATTTCTTTTAGCTCTTCAAAACTCTCTGTTTGAATTGCAATGTTATGCCATTTCGATTTCATTTTTTTCTCCTTTCTTTTTGTTTTCTTCTTCAATGTAATTTTTTAAATGTTTTATTTTAATTGAATCACCAACGTTGCCCGATACTGATACTCTTGTGCAATCGCTTTTAAATGGAAATACCCAATGCTTTAATCCTGCAGGAAATATAAACATATCTCCTTCTTGTGGAAAATGTGAATGATGAGTTATAAAAGTCCTAGGTCCTTCACCATATATGAAAGTTATACCTCCAGGGCCTGCAGAGCGGCCTTTATAAGCTGCTTGCTCCTCTTTTAGAGCCTCTGGTATGGTTAAATAGATAACCCAAGATAAAGCGCCTCCATGGTCGTGTGGTGGATTAAAATCACCTGGACCTTGAAAGTTTGCCCATAAAGAATCTAGTGTGTACTGTTGTTTAAAATCTTCTGGTTTTGCACCAACTTCTGGTGCCCATTTAAATTGTGCATCAGCATACATATCAAACATTTGTGTAAAAAAAGGTATGAATATTTTACTATCTCTAAAGCCTACTTCTTTTTTAATCATACCAGCTAACTTTGTTTCAAAATCTAAAGTGCTTGCTTTTGCTTCATTTAAAAACTTAAGTCTTAGTTCTTCAGGTATTGTAGTCTTAACTAACAAAGGACCCCACCTAAACATTTGATAAGTTATTTTAATTTTTTTCTTTTCTTTATCACTCATTTTTTGTTACCTCTTGCAATTAATTCTAAGTTCTGATTATATTCAGAAAGTCTATCAATATCTTTAATAAGAGTTTTTTGGTGATCTTCTAAATCTTTAATTCTTGTTGCTGCCTTCTTGCAGGCAGCTTTAAGAAGTTCTTTTTGTTTCTCTAGCTGCTCGATTCTTTCCTCTAGATCAGCTGACCCTTTGTGGAGTCTTTTTATGTCTTCACTTGTCATCATTTTTATCTATTTGTTCAGCATTCTTATCCATTTTTTTTATAAGTTTAATAGCTGCTATTGGATTAGGTTTTTTTTCTATGCCTCCATATACTCCAGCTGCAATATTTATAAAATCAGTGGTTGAGCAATGGCTTAAGAGCATCATGAGACTCGAAATAATCATCATATTCTTTATCATAAATTTCTCCTTTTGAATTGCAAAGAGGACATTGTACCACAACATCTACTTCTCTTTTTACATTTTCTTTTACTTTAAAAAAACCATTACCTTTACAACGAGGACAGATTTTATTTTTCATTACATTACTACTTTTTTTGGTTTATCTTCTTTTTTCTTTTCTTCTTCAGCTTTTTCTTTTTCAACTGGTCTTAAACCTACGATTAAAGCAATTAATGTAAATACTTCTACGTATGGTCTTGTTTGTAAATAAGACAAAAGTTTTTGTCTTTCTTCTTTTGATATTTTAAACATGTTTTACCTTTCCGTTTAACTTTTCTACTTTTTCATTTACTAAAATATTAATTGTTTGACTTCGACTCATTACAGTATTGGGTTGTATAATGCGTCTAAGTTTATCTATCTTAGTATACGTGTCTTTAGACAATGATACATTTTTATATTTGCTTATGTCTGTCATATATTATATCCTACCTTTCATAGTAACCCACAATATAGGATATTATCCCAAAAAGTCAATGATTAAATTTATATTAATAATGTTTATTTGTTCTGGTATTCCAGGAAATAAATGCAAATTAATACCTACTCCTATAAGCCAATTTGATACTTACCACGAATGTGCTTATTATGGGTATGATTATTCTAGTGAATTATTAAAAGAGTTTAGTTTAGATTTTGTAGACACTTATAAAACATTTACTGCATTTTCTTGCAATGAAGAAAATACTATTTAATTATATAAAAAATGATTAAATGGACCAAAGATAAATGGCAACGATTTAAAGAATGGTCTACAGTAGATCATTGGATAGATCTATTTGTTGATGTAGGATTAATTGCTTTTGATGTATTATCTAGCCCTATATTAATAGTTGTAAGATTCATTAGATATTTTTTTAATGAATATCTTAATGATCATATTAAAAATTTTTTAAAATGGTTTATACATAAAGTATTAAGAATATAATTTTATCTACACATACATCCATAAAAATCTCCACTATTATCATTCATGACATGTGCATTAATTGGTGGATCAACATAGGTAGTTAATTTAGTTCTTAAAATTTCACACAGATCAAAACAATTTACTTCAACAAATAATTTAATGCTTTCTATCATTGCTTTTGTCACTGGTACTATTTGATATATTCCGTCCTGCAATATAATTAGGTCCATTAGCCCACTCCTTTATTAATTTATACCAAAGATCTTTGTATTTAGGATCTTTAGTTTTGTTCCACATATTTGCGGCTTTATCAATCGTCTTCAGTTTTACTAAGGTCATGTTTTTTAGTTCCAAAAGATATTATTTTATTTAGGTTAGGTGTTGTTAAATATATTTTTGCATAAGGTTTCCAAGCTTTACGTAATAAATTTAATTCTAATATTAAATTAGACCATTGCTTTGTAGTTATATTTTTACTGCTTAGTATTACTTTTTTCATTTGTTCCTTTCATAAACCCTGGTATATCACGATTGGTGTATTTAGCAAAATGCTTTTTGGCATTAACATAATAATTTCTGTAAGCACTAATGTAATTTGTTTTTTTGTATTCATCTGGCATACATTGGGGTGGTGTTGTCATGTAATTAGAATTACCTTTGATACCTAAGTCTTGTATAGTTTTTAGCATTTTATGAGATGCATGAATTTTGTTGTATCGATGTGTATATTCTTCACCTAGTGCAAGACCATGTTCAAGTGCCCAAGAAAAATTATTATTAGATTTGTTGACCCAAATTGTCATAGGATGTTTGGGATAAGCTAATAGATAACCGACATCATGACCTTGATTGCGAACAGCAGTAGAGACCATTTGTGCGGTTTCTAGTACCATTTTAACAACATGCTTGTCACACTGCATTTGTGCAGCTTTTACAGGATCTTTATCTAAAAAGAATATATTCATAACTTTCTAAGTTATATATAGGATATTAGATGATTATTGTCAAGAGCTCTCAGTCGCACTAATTGTGCGATTTCACTTTTTTATAAGAAAAATATATTAATCCCATGGCTGATGGGATTTCCCATAAAAGGTTATTTTCTGTAGAAAAGGATATATGATAAATGAACTAAAAAGAAGAAATAATAAAAAGAATAAGAGAGATAGAAAAAAGGCTAAACTTCCTCAAATAGTGACTGGAATCTGTTCTCAATGCAAGGTTAATTTATATGGCGAGAAAAAATTACCTTTGATGGTTGTAGATACAAAAGAAGGAAGAAAATGGCGTGTGGGTTGTCCTGATTTTAAACCTTGTCAACCCTGGCCAACAGATTTTTTTCTATGAGGAATACGTTTTGAGTAGTGTTTTGCATGCCTACCAGGCCGTTTACGAGGACGGTCCCTTTTAACATAATTATTTACTCCGAATAGTGCTTTCGTGCCCATCTATTTCAATTCTTGGTATATATTTTATTACACCATTTATTTTTTGTTCTAAATCTGATCCACAGCTCATACATCTATAAAATTCTGGTGTCATTGATACTAGCATTGTACTTTCTTCACAAAAAGGACAAATTCCACTTGTAACTTGTGGTTTAAATGAAAAACCTTTTTTAAAAAAATTATTCGACAACTTTACCACCTTCCCATTTCATATCTGGAAGGTTGTTTTCGTATCTTTTACCATCAAAAGTAAGAACTTGTTTTCTATTAGCGCCTTTTTCATTATAGCTTACGTGAATCCATCCGGCTTGCCCATCATTGGGTTTGTAAAATTCTAATATACATTGGTCAAAATCTACGTTGTTAACTAGCCAGTAAGCAACCTTAATATTTGGAACACCCATAATTTCAAAATCAATTGCCATTCCTTTTGCATGTTGCGACGTCTTTTTGCTGCCGATAGCTTCACATAAAGCTTCACTACGGTAGCCACTAGAAATTGTAATTGGCTTATCAAAATGAGCTCGCACTGGTTCTAAAATTTCATAACATACATTTTCTAAATTTTTAATTTCACCCGCACCTGGTGTATTGTCAATACCTTTACGTGCCGCTACCATTGAACGGGTCATTTCTTCTAAAGTAAAATGTTTACTTAGTTGCATAATTTTCTCCTAGTTTAGTATAAGTTTTTTTATAGATTTTTCACCTAAATAAATTTCTGTTTCAGCTAATGATTTAATACACTGATATTGTATATGACTTTTGGATTCACGTTCTGCGACACGCTTTCCTTTTAAGCACGCAGACATACTAGTTTGTATTCTGTGTTCCTTAATTTCTTGGTTGACTATCATCAACAGAGCTATTACAATTTCTTCCAAAATTTTATCCTCCGTTACCGTTCTTATAATGTTGATCTCTAGCTTTATCTTTTAGAGCTTCTATATCAGTTAGAGCTTTTTCTAATTGTTTTGATATAAATTCAATGTTTACTTTATTGTGCATTCCTGCCTCTTGTTGCACCTGTAATTTTTCTACTTGCTTATATAATTCTTCGATAAGCATGAACTGTTCAGAATCAGCGGGCAAACTACCAAGTGTACCCCGAGGCCAACCTATTCTAAACGCTGTATTTTCTGTTAAATCTTTTTCCATCAATTCTATTCTTACCTGATGTTTATTAATAGTTTCAATAATACCAAAATACGCCCAAGTTCCAATTGAAACCATCACTATCAAAGACACGACCGTTTTCATCGGCATTTGCACTTTGGCATCGTCTGAAATTTTTAACGTCATTTTAGCTACAGTTTAGTTTATCTAAATCTGCTGGTTTATCTTTGTAAAACCATACCCAAGATGAAACTTTTGTTCCTTCTTGAGTATACAAACATTTAGGTCCTATTGAACAAGAACATAATGCAAATAATGCGGTAATTAATAATATTTTTTTCATTTTAATTTGCTAATGGATTGCTTGTGCTTACTTTGATTTCTTCTATTTGTACTTTTATTAATTCTATTTGTTTTTCGTTGATTGCACTTCTTTTATCTAATTCTGTTAAAGAATTATCTACATCACCATTATTATTAGTTTCTAACGCTGTTATTTTTTCTTCCATAACTGCTATTTGTGCAGAGTAATCAGTTGTGGATCTGTTTTCTAATACGTTAATTTTTTCTGTAAGTTTACCATAAGTTGCAAACCCACCACCTATTGCAACGACGGCTGCAACCAACGCGGCTATACCCGCAAGTTGATCTTTAATATTTTTCATTATTTTTTTATAACTCTTTTTAATACTTTAGCTTGACCTGCATGTAACTTAGATGCTTTTTTTAAACCTTTAATTACTTTTTTTACTTTATTTTTTTTATTGTTATCCATTTTTTAATACCTCTAGTTCTATTAAAAGCTGTTGTTTTCTAGAATTAATTTCTCCTAGTTTACGTGCTTTGATTTCTATCTTATCATTTTGGATATACGTTGCAAGACTCTTATTTGCATAAATTATTCTATTATCTATAAGGTTTAATTGGTCTAAATATATATCTTTTGGTGCATAAAAGGCTACATTATATGAGTCTAATGATAGCTGATTTTCTACCATTGCATCCATTTTTATTAAATTTTTAAGTTGTAAATTTTTTAATGGATTTTTGATTTTGGCATCTACCTTAGCCATAACTTTTTCTAATTTAGGTTTAAAAGTTTTTTTCGATTGTATCTTTTTTTGTTTGGTATTATTTTGTTTTGAAACAACGGACTTTGCAGGAGCCTCGCTACTAGATTCTTTTTTTTCGGGTTCTTTATTTTTTTCTGGTTCATTTTTAGCTTCTACCATACTCTTCTCTTCTTTTACAGATTCTTCTTTTTTTGGTGTTTCTTCTTTAGGTGCAGATGCTACTTTCATAGTCGCTGGTTCCTTACTGCTTGTTTCTTCTTGCTGGTTTGGTTGTGCACTCATCATAGGTCCAGCTGCCATGGCTTTAGGTTCTTCTTCTTTAGGTGCTTCTTCTTTCATCATAGGTCCAGGTCTCATAGTCATTGTAGGTGGTTCCTCTTCTTTCATTTCTTCCATCATTTCCATAGATGGTGGTGCTAGCTCTTCCATCATTTCCATAAAAGGCATTTCTTCTTGTACCATTGCAACCATTTCTTCTTTTAATGTTTCAATCGGCATCTCTTTCATAACCGGAGCAAACATTTCTTGTGCAATAGGTGCTTCCATTACAATAGCACCTGTTTCTTTAGATGCTATCTCAAACGTTAAACCAGATTCTTCTATACTAAGTTCTACTCTAGCACTTTCTTCTAAATTACCAGATGCAAAAAACTCTTCTTCAATCATAGATTCTAGTCCAGATATAATATCATAGATTTCATTTTCTGTAAGTTCTGTTGTATTTAATGCTTCGTTAATTACAGTTCTTTCTTGTAATGTTAATGGTTCGTGATCGTCAATTGGAAAATCTAATAATAATTCTGCACCTAATAAGTTTGGTCCTCTTAATGTAGATGAGCTTTGAGATCCATCAAATCCTTGCCAGTACCATTCATATGATGCTGCACCTGTGCCATTCCAAACTAAATTGTCATGAAACTTTGCACTATTACTATCATAACCTGCATCATTTAATCTAGTTGTAGTCATTTCAGCTAATGTATCACCATTAGCATCTTTAATTTTTATATGTAATTTATAACTATCATCTGCACCAGAAGCTGCTCCACAACTAAAAGAACTGTTTCCATCTTCACAGTTTTGTATGCTAAAATAACTATTTAAATGTATACCACCATCTAATTTTTTTTGTGTTGCAGTATATGTTGTACCAGCTTCTGTACCTGTTACATCAATTAATGTACCATTGGCAGATACTTTCATATCACGACTTGCTTCTAAATCACCTACATTCGACCAAGCTTGACCACACGCATTATTGATTTGTGTATCACAAGTAATAGTAAAACCATTGTGTGTAGAATTATTTGTAAGTGTTTCGGTAGATGTTGCTACACCATCTAAATTAAAATTATCTCTTGAAGAAGATGTGGTGCCAGCGTTTGGTAATATATTTGTTGATGTAGCAGTGTCATTTTCTGCTTTAGCTGAAAGTATTACTAATGTTAATATTAAAAATGTGTATAACCATTTCATTTTTTCTTTTTCTTTTTCTTTTTTGGGTCAAATATTTTGTTCATAAAATCAATATAACTATCTAATATGTCACAGAATTTATAAATAAATTTATCTATCATTTAGGAGAATCTCCGTTAATAGGTTTTTTCTTAGGTAATATAATATCTTTATCTAATTTCTCAAATTCTTTTGTCATTTTAGCTTCTTCTCTAAGTCTTTTCTTTTCAGCTGAAGCTATTTGTTTAGCTAATTTTTTATCCGCTTTTTCTCTATCTGTCATACGTTTAACATATGTTTGATAGTTTGGTCTTTCATGACCGTATTTTTTCCACAATGCCATAGCCTCAGCTCCAATTTTGCCATCGATTGGGCAAACGGTGCCAGCTTGTTCCATAGCCTCAAAAACGCGCTCATCTTGGCAAAGTATCGCCACGGCCGCTACGCGCATGCCGAAATCATTCAATATTCTAGATAGTTTTAATCGCTCACAATTTTTGTCAATAAAATGTTTTCCCCCCGTAATGCCAAGTCCAAATGTCTGGACTCCAAGTGATGCACCTGTACTACATACATCCTGTGTCATAGAATTATATGATGGTGCTGATGCAGATGGTGGTGCAGATCTTATATTAGAATTAGATGTAGAGTTTGTTGTTGTGCTAGATGATGATCCGGATTCATATGTAGTTGCACCCCCAGTATAGCCACCTTCAATACTTGTATTGGACCCGCTAACGTTGCTCTGTGAATTTGCGGAATGAGCTGGTTTTACACAAAAAGCTAGTAATGACATCATTACAATTAATAAACCTGTAAAATAATAATTCACAATTTTCTCCATAGTTATTGACAACTTTCACATTCACCTGTGTCATCTATTACAACGCCATTATTTTCATATGTAGCATCTTCTTCTCTACCATTGCATTCACAATTTTCACATCTACAATCACTATGATCTTCTTTAACACAATGACAGACATGATTACATTTTTTGCAAAATCTCTGATTCATATTAATCAATCTAAATAGAAATTTTATCTTTTATCCAATTCCAAACTTTTTTAATTGGTCTAATTATAAATTTTTTAATCATCTTTTTTCTCCTCAATATTGTAAAAGAACCTATCGGTATCTTCTGTTTTCCACTTACCTGTGTTTTCAACATTCCATTCACTTGTCTGGACTTTCCAATCAGGAATATTATTCTTGACTGTAAAAGATGGAATACTCCAAATTATACGATTGTTTGGCTGAGCCGCATAATTGCCATTATCTAAGGCCATTATGTGCGCACATTTATGTTCGTGCGGTATTTCAGAATGATCTGTATCTACTATATTACTCTCTGGGTGGGCAAAATCAACAGTAAATAAATAAGAACCCTCGTGCCATTTTTTATCTTTACCTATATATTTGCCGTGTTGTCCGTCTAAAAAATCCCAAGAAGTAACAGCAGGATAATAACTGAAACAATTCCAAAGCTCCAACTCGTCAAGTCTAAATTTAGGAACTTCTTTTGGGTCAAAGCCTCTTTGAATGAAGGCACTAATCGGGAGACGATAAAAAACAGCGCCGTTTTCCATAATCGCATGAAATAATACAGGCCGTCCCGTAATAGATGTAATACCAAAAATAATACAGTCTTCAACTTCTCCCACATGTCCGGTAAGGTCATAAAGGTATTCCCTCCTGATTTGTGCGTACGTCACAGGTATGTTTGCATTTAAATAAGCCATAGTCAACCATAAATATCTCCCCAATTTTCTCCACATTCATAATCTACTTTATTAGGGATTTTTAATTTAACAGCATTTTCCATAATAGCAATAATTTTTTTAGCTTGCAACTCTGACTCTACAGAAATATCTAGTTCATCATGTATTTGTATGTGTGGCACAATTCCCTCTCGATATAAATCCAACATAGATTGTTTAGTCATATCTGCTGCTGACCCTTGTATTAATTTATTTAATGCTTTGTAAGTCATAGCTCTTCTAATATTTGCTTTTGTAGCTTTAGGATATTTTTCAAAGTATGCTGCCTCTGCATCTGCCTTACTCATAGGCGCAGTAAATTTACCGTTGTTCCATTCTGCTATTTCCCATTTATCAAACCTACATTTTCTACCACCAAATGTTTTAATATATCCATAAGCTGAACCATCTCTTGATATTGAATCCATTAAATCTTTTACAAATGGCACACTGTCATGATATTTATTAAATAGTTTTGTTGCTTCATCTTTTGTAGATAAACCTAACTCTGCTTGTAACTTTGCTTTACCCATACCATAAAATAACCCAAGATTAATTGTCTTAGCTTGTGTTCTAGATATGTTAGCCATATTTGCGACAGTTTGGTGGAAATCAACAGTATTGTTTTGAAACCTTTCTACAATTTCTGTAACTTCTTCATCACCTTTAAATTTTGTAGATGCGTAATGAACAACTAGTCTTGGTTCTTGTTGTGAGTAATCAAAACATCCCCATTTGTGATTATCTTCTGGAATAAATAATGACCTTATCTTTGGTCCCAGCTGTTTGTTTCTCGCTGGAATTTGTTGAAGGTTTGGATTCGAGTATGAAAACCTACCAGTAACCGTGCCTCCACTATCTCCTCTGATCGGATTTATATCTGCATGTATTCTACCTTTATAATTGTGCTTAATAATAGTATCAATAAAGGTGCTATGAGCCTTGTTAATTTCTCTTGCTTTTGCTATCTTGTGAACTATGGGATTTTTATGTTCTTGTAAAAAATTTTTAGTAAAAGAGGGTGCTTGTGTTTTTGCAGTTCTTTCGTAAGATAATTTTAACTTGTCAAAAACTTTGGCAATGCTTCTTGCTGCCATTATTTGAACATCTTCTCCTGTTTCTTTTTTTACTTCTAGTAACAATTGCTTTTCTTTTTCAACTAATGTGGATTTTAATTTGTGAGCTTTTTCAACGTCTACACGCACGCCTTTAAATTTCATATCAATCAAACACGGAAACAATTGTGTTTCAAGATCAAATACCTTTGTAAGATCTTGTGTTTTAATTTCTTTTGATAATTTTTTAAATAAATTTAAAGTTAACTCTGCATCTTTTTCTGCATATTTTCCTACATACATTGCAGGTAGCTTCCACATCTCAGATTTTGCATCAATACCAGCTTTATCTGCTGCGTCTCTCAATGCTGTCTCATCTTTAACCTGTCCAAGATAATCTATTGATAAACTATTTAATGAATAGAAAAACCTATTTTCATCTATTAAAGATGCCATAACCATTGTATCAACAATATGGCCGTTTATTTTAACACCATATGCTTTTAACCAACACACATCATACATTGCATTGTGAAATAATTTTACATTAGGTAGTGCACATACTTCTTGTATCCAACGCATAACAACAGATTCATCAAAAAAGTTTCCTTCTTTGTGACCAAAAGAATAATAACCAGACCATCCTTCTACAGCTACAGCTATTCCTACAATTTCTCCTTGACCAATTAGTGCACCAGACCCTCGTGATTTTAATCCTGGATCTCTTGTTTCTAAATCAATTGCTATGTATTTATGATCTTTAAGGTCAGGAAAAGATTCTGGACTTATCCATTCAGTTTGTGCTTCAAACATTAGCTATAATCTCTTTCCAATATCATTTCTAGGTAATGAATAGCTTTTCTCACGTCCTCTTCTTTTCCTTTTATTGAATGTCTGCAGATATATTTTATAGCGTTCCCTTCCGCAAAAAGCAACTTGTTTTCATTAATAAACTCTGCGGGTTGGATTTTCATGTTTCGATAATGTTTCCCTCCTACTTGTTTGTCTAATGATCGGTAATTTAATCCTTTAAACATATTTTTGTCTGTCATACTATTGGTCCTCCTATTGTATAATAATAATCTGATGTTGGTTGCATTATATATAAATTTTCTTTTGCTCTTGTGGTGCCTACATAAAACAATCTATGTTCGGCATCTGGATTTTCATATGCACTACGATAAATAAATTCATCTTGTCCCTCTGTGCCATAATCAGTAAACAAACAAACGTTTTCACATTCTTTACCTTTAGATCCATGCAATGTTAATAATTGTATTTTTGATTTTTCCATTAATGTGTCTCCTCTTTCTAATAATGTTTGCATATAATCTTTTGTATCATTTGGAAAATGTAATTGTTTCCAATCACCTTTTATTAATAAACCATGATGTGTTTTTAGTTTATCTAAGTCTACACTAGTTTCATTTTGTAAACTTTTACCATCAGAAAAACCTCTGGCTACATGACCTTTCTTTACTAAAAGATATTGATAAACTGTTTGAGCTTCTTCTCCTGATACAAATGCACCTTGGTTTAATCTTGTCCAAACTTGATAAGCTTCTAATATAGAGTTAGGTAAATATTTATTTGTTTTACCTGTAAACCTTACTCCTAAAAAATAAAAATGCTCTGAAATATTTTGTAGTAATTTATTAGTTCTAGCTAGTATCATCCAATGACCCTTAGAAAAATCTATCTCATCTAGTGTATGATTAGGATAAACCATACCTTCTGCATCTCTTGGTATCCATTTCTTATCTATTCTAGTTGTAAGTTGATTTAATATTTTAACTGCTTCTCGATGCACGCTTTTAGGAACACGACGAGATACTTCTTGATCATCTCTTTCACCTTCTTGTTTCATAAAGTAATCTGGATCTGCTCCTTGAAACCCATAGATAGTTTGGTCATCATCACCAGCCATATATGCTCTTTTACATTTTGATTTAATATAATCAAAACATTTCCATTGATGAGGACTTAAGTCTTGGGCTTCATCGAGAAAGACGACATCGAGTGGAGGACATCGATCTTCCTCGACAAACTTGTTAATCATATCATAGAATTCAACCATATTAGTTCCTTCTTTGAATGATTTTAAATCTGTTTGTAATTGTATTGTAGAGTCTACATCTATGTCATGATGTTTCTGTAATTCAACAGTAGCATCTTCTATAGAAATTAATTTAGATCTTGAATATTGTATTATTTGTAAGTGTGTATTTTGATATCTTGGATTACCTGCTGCATCCACAATAGTTTCAAAAGATATATTTTGCCATTCTAAATATGTTTGTTTAAAACGATTCCATTTTTTACCAGTAAGTAATTGAGTATTGGCATCTATATTAGACTCTCTCATACCCATAGCATGCATTGTAGATATATATTTTAATTTACTATTAGGAAACAATTCCGCAATTCTTTCTGATGCTTCTTCTGCTGCAGCTCTACTGAATGTAATATATATTATTTTTTCAGGGTCAGTATTATATTCATTTAATTCTTTTTTTAAATAATGATTTACTAGTCTATATGTTTTACCAGTGCCTGGTGGTCCCATTATTTTTTTTACTATAGCCATGGTGATTTTTCTACTTTCGTTGTTCTAGGGTTAGGTCTTTCTAACTTTATTGTAGGCATCTTTAATAGTCTTACAGTTTTGATACCTATTTTTGGTAAAGTTTCTTCTGCTTCAAATAAAGATTGTAACAAACGCATTGTCTTTTGTTTAGGATAAGTCTTTTCTGCCCAAGATTTAGTCTTTAATAAAAATTTCCAAAAGTCTTTAAATTTAAAATATGTAAAACCATCCGTATCTGTAAATGCAATACCTCGCATAACATCTTTTAATTCTTTACCTGGAGTTTTATTAATATAATCCGCTAGTATTTCTTTTAATTGTACATCTAGTTTAGATGATTCTGGTGCAGGTATAGTTTCTAAATTTGCAAATAATTTTATAAGTAATCTACGCCACATATGTTTAGGCACTGGCATCATTGGTTTACCTATTTGATTCATACAAGCCAATGAAAATTTTTCTGGATCGTGCAATGTTGCATCATCTACTTCAACACTTTCTCCATCTATAGATGCAAAGTATATTGGTGGATCAGAATCATATTTTCTAATTTCTGTAATTTCTGGTGCTGGTGCATTATCTCCTACACCAAATTCTTTTAATGCACATTTTTTAGCATCACAAAAACTATGTATGGGTTCATCTTTACATTTATAATTATAATCCTTACTATCTAAAGAACCTATTAATGTATTAATTTCTGTAGCATCTAAGGGTGGAGACATAAATTGTTTGTTGTACGTAAACATATGACTTTGCCATTCTTCTTTATCAGGATATCTTTTCTTAAGATAAACACCAACATTGTACATACAGTTATTTCTTTGGCCATCTGGTACACCATCACTTAACAATGTAATTAAACAAGGAGGCATACCTTTAAATAAATCTGTTTTTTCTTTTTCACTTTCTATTTTTAATTCATTTAATTTTTCTAGAGTTAAAGATACTTTTTCATGTAAAGTAAAAAACTCTTCAAGTTTTAAAACATTACCTTCTAGTCCATATGCATATCGAACAGTTCTTTCGTTTGCATGGTATGGAAGATTCAAAAAACTACCTGTATCTCCTCTATCAACTCTTATGTAATCTTGTTTTGGAAATATTTCTGCACCAGCAAAACCCATTGCAGATGCAATCAATTTTAATTTTACTCTCATAACTGTTGCAGGAACAAAGTCTTTTGTAAATAAAAATGCATGTGCACCACCAGACTTTGATCGACACACAATCATAGGTATATTTTTTTCTTTTAATTTTTGTATAAATTTTTTATGGTCAAAAGGATAAGTATCTATATCAATACAACCCCATTTACATTTATTATCTTTGTTTATTGGAACAATACCTAGTCCTGGATCGCTACCTTTAAGATGTTCTTCCCATAATTTTTTAGTTACAGGATTTGATATTGTAAAAGATTTAGTTTTATGTTTACCTTTTTCACTAAACTGATCTGTCTTTACAGTTTGACCATAGGCACTATTTAAGCCTTCAAATATATTTATAAATTTTTTTAATTCAATCATTTCCACTCGAGCATAGGCGGCCTCCGTCTCCGTTGACCGCCTACTATTCACACTATTTGCTAGCTAAACTAGTGTAAAATTTCTTAGCACGTTCGTACATAGATGAATCCGTTACCGGACCTTCTTTGACGATATTGTAACCATACCATTGATTACCTTTGCCAGAATTTAAGACAGTTGTTAGTTTATAAGCATGGCTAAATGATGGCGGTGTGTAAGGACCGTTTTTTCCATCAAGTGAAATGGACATCATCATAGAGTTCCATTTTCTGCTTATCTTACCTTGAGACGAACTCATAGATATAAGAGCTTGTTCCGCTCCACTATCTCCAACAATTATTACAAAATGTTGTCCAACAGTTAAAATGTAATGACCATTTTCTAATCGATCTTTACCTCCACCGTCTTGAGTTGTCTGTGCTAAAATATCAGAGCCATCTGGAAAGATATTTTCTGGTCTACCAGAACCTGTTCCAAAGTCAGCCCATTCTTGATACTCTAGTTTGTAATGGCAAGGAATAACTGTAACTCCTTTTGCTCCATCATACAGTTGTTTTGTAACCGTATTTAAAAGCATTCCTGGTTCAGCTCCTTCGACATAATTTTGATTACGTCTTTGTGCTTCTCCAGAACCATTTTGTAGTAATTTCAAGATTGGTAAAGCCAAACTAGTTGTCTTCACATTCTCAAAACCAGATGCGGCATCATCTTCAAACAAAATTGTTGAAGGTAAGCTCGCTTCTTTTTTTACCGCTACTTGTTTCTCGTCACTCATTTCTATCTCCTTGTTATTTTTGTACTGTTACCCGCGTAAGTTTTAAATATGTCAGGTGGCATCTCACGTCCAGATTCGAGACGCTCCCTGACTACTGCTTTAAGTGTCTGAGGATGAACGCCAATTTTCTGGACGGGCTCATACCCCTGACCTTGTGCAAGGTTTGCGTATTCGCTCGCCTTGTTGTCTTCGCCTCGACCAAAGGTAACGGTAATATCATTTTTAATAATATCACCTAAGTCGTGGTCACGAAGCCATGTAAAAGCTTCCTGTTGTTTATCAACAGGTATTGATGCGCCGTATATTTTTTTAATTTCTACGGACTCTCCATCTTTTAGCTTTAATTTTGTAATGTGCATTTCTTCCATCATCATAGGTATGTCAAACTGCGATAATGTTTTTGCTTGTTCTTTTAATTTAGAAACACTTTTTTCTGCATTGGAAATTTCGTCTTCTAAATTTTTAAGTTCTATAACTTTATCGGATAAGCTTTTAGCTGCATCCGCTTGTGTTACAGATTGTACTCTATCTTCTTCATAATTTATCTTGCTCATCTATTTCTCCTCTTTCATATATGTTAAACTCGGTTGAGTAATACATTTTTTCTTGCTTATCCCAAGTCAACGTTTTGTACTTTCCATTATTTATATCACATGCAACCGCTATTGATAAACCGATTACTTTTGGATCTCCAGATAATAATAAATAATCTTTATCTGAAAAATTTTTTAGTAATCTTCTTAATTGATAAGTTATCGGACCCGGACTTCTAACAATTTGAGTATCTTCTCTAAGAAGAACTTCTATTTTGCCAAATTTTTGAGCGCCAATAATATTAAATTTTGGACGACCAATTTTAGTTCCGGGTACCTCTTGTAACAAATAAACAATAGGCTCATTTTGCGATATATTTTCTTTCATGCTTGACAATATAAACGTTGATATGTATATTGTCAACTAGAAAGAAGAAATAAATGATAAACTATAAATTTAAGACTAAGCCATACGCTCATCAATTAACTGCGTTAGAAAAATCATGGCAAAAAGAAGTTTACGCCTATTTTATGGAAATGGGTACAGGTAAATCTAAGGTATTAATAGACAATATATCAATGCTTTACGACAAAGGTAAAATTAATGCTGCCTTAATTATAGCTCCCAAAGGTGTTGTTGGTACTTGGCATAGTAATGAACTTCCTACTCATCTTGTAGATCATATAGATAAAAAAATAGTTTTATGGCAAGCCATGATTAATAAAACACAAGAAAAAAAATTAAATACATTATTTAAACCTGGAGAAGAGTTACATATTTTAATTATGAACGTAGAAGCTTTTTCTACTAAAAAAGGTGTAGCTTTTGCTAGTAAATTTTTAAATTGTCATAATACATTAATTGCAGTTGATGAATCTACTACTATTAAAAATCCTGGTGCAAAACGTACAAAAAATATTTTAGGTTTATCTAAACATTCTAAATATAGAAGAATACTTACAGGTTCTCCCGTTACAAAATCACCTTTAGATTTATATACACAATGTCAGTTTTTAGATCCTTGGTTATTAGGACATGCATCGTATTATGGTTTTAGAACTAGATACGCTATTATGAGAAATGCTAATTTTAATGGAAGGTCAGTACAAATTGTTGTGGGCTACCATAATTTAGGTGAGTTATCCACTAAACTAGAGCCTTTTTCTTATAGAGTATTAAAAGATGATTGTTTAGATTTACCTGAAAAAACGTTTATCAAACGTATAATACAATTAAGTCCAGATCAACAAAAATTATATTCTCAAATGAAACAAAAAGCACTTGCGGTTTTAAATGGTAAAATGGTTAGCACAACAACTGTTATGACTCAACTTATGCGATTGCAACAAATAACGTGCGGACATTTTACAGCAGATGATGGCACAACACAAGAGATACCTAATAATCGTATTACAGAATTAGTTGATGTGCTAGAAGAAATAGAAGGTAAAGTTGTAATATGGGGCCATTGGCAAAAAGATATAACTCAAATAATAAAAGCTATAGTTAAAGAGTATGGTGAAGAATCTGTTGTTGATTATTATGGACTTACACCAAAAAATGAAAGACAAAAAAATATAGAAAAATTTCAAAACAATCCTAAGTGTAGATTTTTTGTTGGTACACCCGCAACAGGTGGATACGGTATTACCTTAACTGCAGCTAGTAATATGATTTACTATTCTAATGGTTATAATTTAGAATTTAGAACTCAATCAGAGGCAAGAATAAATCGTATTGGTCAAAAATACCCTATGACCTATATTGATATAATATGTAAAGATACCGTAGATGAAAGAATTGTAAAAGCTTTACGTAATAAAATTAACATTGCATCTAAAGTAATGGGTGAAGAATTAAAAGATTGGAT